TCGTGATTGACGTGCATCCTGATGAAACAGATGAAGTAATCAACATCATCAAGAGTGTTGACGCTGATCTGGTTGATCTGGTAAAGGCTGCGTATGGTGTTACGATCAATGTGCCCATGAAACTTGAGGCAAAGATCGGACCAAACTGGCTGAACACAAAAGATGTTGCTTGACATTAGCAGCGTCTTATGCTATAACTATGGCTCTTGACTCAAAGGAGAATGACATGAGTACAGAAGTTGCTGTTTTCAACGATGCGTTTGGTGAGATTGGTGCTGATCTTGCCGCAGCTATGGGCTTCGGTGATATCAATGCTGCTGCGTATAGCACCCTCCCCAAGCTGTCGCAACTCTACAAGGCGCTGAAGGGTGAGATGGAAGACAAAGGCCGCAAGATGACGGTTGAGACTATCCCCGGAGGCTACTACAAACTTGAGACGCCGGATGGTCGCAGCATCTACAGCGATACCGTCACTGTGCGTATCTTCATGCAGCGGTTCTTCTACCAGCGGTATGAGAAGTTTGCTGTGCCTGTTGATGATAAGCAGGGACGCATGTATCGTAGCACCATGGCTATCAGCCTCAGCAAAGGTGACATGAAGGACAACTACGGCACCTTCAACTGTGGGCGTCCCGGCGGCTTCATCAAAGACTACAAGGCTCTCAGCGGCCCTCTGCAAGACATCGTGAAGAACACCAAGCGTGTCATGGCTGTCTTTGGCCTTGTCAAACTCAACAATCCTACGGATGAGAATGGCAATGCCGTTGAAACTGAAGAGTGGCAACCGTTTGTCATGAATGTGAAGAACCGCTACAGCTACAAGAATATCGAGGATGGCATTCGTGCTATCATGAAAGGCAACCGCCTTCCGATCCAGTATCTTGCTGAACTGTCTTCTTCACATGAGATGCTTCCGAATGGTGAGGCCAACTACTTCAGCACCATGAAGCCCATGAATGTCGTGCCTATCGAAGCGGGTGATCAGCAACTCATGAAAGACTTCGTTGAGTATGTTGAAGAATACAACCGTGTGATCCTCAGCATGTGGGACAATGCCCATCGCAAAGACATGTCTGATGAAGACAAGGCAATCGTTGATAGCTTCATCACCATCGAAAGCGATGACATCGAAGACGTGGCAGCATGATGCAACATCCTGCTGAGGTAGCGTTGCACATGCTTCTGCAGGATGTGGCGGCAGGTCGGGGAGAGGTCAGCGATGACATCCTCGACCGTGTTGCTGCGGATGTAAAAGCATCGCTTGAGCGACAACTGACATCTAAAGAACGAAACAAGGACTTCACGCTGCGTATGTCAAACCTTGGAAGGGCACGTTGCCAACTGTGGTTTGACAAGAATAATCCAAAAGCGGCTGAGCCTATGCAGCCGTTCTTCCTGATGCAGATGATCATAGGAGACATCACAGAGGCTGTCTTCAAGGGGCTTCTGAGGGCCGCTGGTGTGGCATTCGGTGACTCTGAAACTGTTGTGCTGAAGATTGAAGGCGCTGAAATCAAAGGCTCCTACGATCTGTTCCTCGATGGCAAGATTGATGACATCAAGTCTGCTTCGCCTTGGTCATACAAGAACAAGTTTGACAACTTTGAGGCACTAGCTGAGTCTGATACCTTTGGCTATGTGTCTCAACTTGTAGGCTATGCTGTAGCTAAAGGCGTAGACGTAGGCGGTTGGTGGGTCATCAACAAAAGTGATGGTGCCTTCAAGTATGTGGCAGCAGACACTGTTGACATTGATGCCATCATGGAAGACATTGCCCACACTGTGTCATACATCAACAACAACGAGCCGTTCAGGCGCGAGTATGAAGCAGAAGAAGAGACGTTCTATGGAAAACCTACTGGTAACAAGGTTCTTCCAAGCACGTGTGGCTTCTGTTCATACAAGAAGACATGCTGGCCTGAACTGAAAACACTGCCTAAGCTTGTTACAAAGGCAGGAACAAAAGACCCTGCCATGGTAGACTACGTTCATGTAGCACCAGAACACAAGGACAAGGCAGATACATATGCCGCCTAACACAACAAGAAGGCATAACAGACGAACCTATCGCAGCGGCTTGGAGGATCAGGTCGCTGCTTTTCTTTCAGACAAACAGTCAGAGGTTCGCTATGAGAAGCTGAAGATCGAATGGGCTGACTTCCGCTACAGGGTGTATACTGCAGACTTTGTGCTAGACAATGGCATCATTGTTGAGACAAAGGGCAAGTTTGATTCTGATGACAGGAACAAGCATCTTGAAATCAAACGGCAGCATCCTAACTTGGACATACGGTTTGTGTTCAGCAACAGCAAGGCAAAACTGTATAAGGGAAGCAAAACCACCTATGCTGAGTGGTGTGAAAAGCATGGCTTCCAGTGGGCGCATCGTGTAATACCCTTGACATGGCTACAGGAACGTGGTAAGCCAGTCAATACGGGTCGTATCAATGTGAAGGAAAGAAAATGATCCAAGAAAATCTTGATGATCTACACTACGCACTGGCGTTCAAGCCAAACGTAGACGACAACGGAGACATGTCTATTGGTGTGGGGCTACTCATTCGCAACCCACAAGACGAAGATAGAGTGGTGGCTGGAACTATTCTGATGATGTTGATGCTGTCAGCGGCTTTCGTCATGATCAATGAGGATGATGAGTTCTATGATGTCGTGATGGACAGGCTGTATACTCTACGAAATGACAGCCATCCAGAAGGCTTCTTGAAGAAGGTTTTGGAAACGCTGGATGATGAAGACACTGTGTCTTACGAATATACGGATGAAGACAAGAAGGTGATCAAGCTTAACTTCAATACGAAGACTGAAGGTACAGCATGAGTGAACACGATCCTGTGAACAAGCCTGCCCACTACAACTTTGGTGGTATCGAGTGCATCGACTACATCAAGCAGACACTAGGCGATGACGGCTTCAAGTCGTATTGCTTGGGTAACACAATCAAATACATCCACAGGCACAAATACAAAGGCAAGCCTGCGGAAGACTTGGCTAAAGCACGGTACTACCTCAACAAAGCAATCGAAACGATGGAGACGAAGAATGGCTGAGACTGACAAACTGAATACTGCTGATGCACTGACAGAGTTCATCAAGACTTTTGGTGCCCCAATTGATCCCCGCTTCTGGTATAAACTCTTCAAGGAAGAGACAAAGGAACTGGAAGAGGCGCTTGTCAGTGGCAACAAGAAGGACATCCTAAAGGAACTGTGTGATGTCGTTTACGTATACACTCCAATGCACAACTTTATGGAATGGGCGATTGATAAAGACCTCTTTCCAGATGATGAAATCATGGAGATGACTAACTATCTGACAAGTAAAATGGGTGTGTCTGCTGTTGCAATGTCAATGTTCCCATACTCTGTTGTTACTGAGGCTTTCATGCGTGTTCACAAGAGCAACATGTCTAAGGTTGGCGATGATGGCAAGCCGATCAAGCGCGAAGATGGCAAGATCATGAAGGGGCCTAACTACAAGCCGCCGCACCTTGATGACCTTGTGGAGAAGACTGAATGAAGTTCGCCGTAAGGTTAGAACTGAATGTGGAAGAGGATGGCAACATCCTCTCCACTACGCCGTCACAATACGAAGAAGACATCAAAGAATTGTTCAGCGACTTGCTGTATGATGTCGATGATGTAAAGCTGATCAACATAGACGTGAGGAAGAAATGAAGTTCAAGTCTAATCTAAACCCGATGTTCCGTAGTAAATTTTCAGAAGATATTTTCAACCATAAGTATCGGCATGAAGGCGCAGAAACTTGGCAACAACTGGCTAAAACGCTGGTCAAAGACGTGTGCTCTGTTGCAGGTACAACTATGTCTGTTGAAGACAGAGACCAGCTTGCACAATACATCACTGAACTAAAGTTTATCCCCGGTGGACGTTATCTTTACTATGCAGGGCGTCCTAACAAATTCTTCAACAATTGCTATCTGCTTCGTGCAGAAGAAGATAGTCGTGAAGATTGGGCTAACCTTTCGTGGAAAGCTGAATCTTGCCTCATGACTGGCGGCGGCATTGGCGTAGACTATAGCATCTACCGTGGAGAAGGCGAACCGATTGCTCGCACAGGCGGGCAAGCATCTGGTCCGATCCCTAAGATGAACATGATCAATGAAATTGGTCGTCGTGTCATGCAGGGCGGCTCCCGTCGCTCCGCAATCTACGCCTCACTAAATTGGAAACACGCAGATGTGATGAGTTTCCTTGCAGCTAAAGATTGGCAGAGTATGCCTGTAGGCAAAACAGGTAAGACGTTGTGGGATATCAAACAGGATGACTACAATTTCCCTGCGCCGCTTGATATGACTAACGTCTCCGTCAATTATGACACTGAGTGGCTGCTTAACTACTACAAGACAGGTAAGCCGGGTAACGTATTCATTGAAAATGTGCGTCAAGCATTGCGTAGTGCTGAACCGGGGTTTAGCTTCAACTTCTTTGACAAGGAGCGGGAGACTCTTCGTAACGCATGTACAGAAGTAACATCAGAAGACGATAGTGATGTCTGCAATCTTGGATCGCTTAACTTTGGTCGCATTGATAGCATTGATGAACTTCGTGATGTTGTTCGTCTTGCTACAATGTTCCTTATCTGCGGTACACTAAAGGCGCAACTTCCTTATGCTAAGGTCTACGAGGTCCGTGAAAAGAACCGTCGCCTTGGTCTAGGCTTCATGGGTGTGCATGAGTGGTTGCTTAAGCGTGGCTACAAGTATGAGGTTACGCCTGAGTTGCATCAGTGGCTGTCCGTCTACAAAGGCATCAGTGACGCTACCAGCAAGTCGTTTGCTGATACGCTTTCTATTAGCCGCCCTGTAGCTAATCGTGCTATTGCTCCTACTGGAAGCATTGGCATCCTTGCAGGAACCTCTACGGGTATTGAGCCTATCTTTGCTGTGGCATACAAGCGCCGCTACCTTAAGGGGCAAAACAGGTGGGTCTATCAGTATGTCGTTGACAGTGCTGCACAAGAACTCATCAGTCTCTACGGTGTCAATCCTGATGAAGTAGAGTCTGCTCTTGATCTTGCTGAGGACTATGAACGCCGCATTCGTTTCCAAGCGGATGTACAAGATTATGTTGACATGAGTATCAGTTCTACGATAAACTTGCCAGCGTGGGGTTCTCGACTCAACAATGAAGATACAGTGCAACCTTTTGCTGATACTCTGGCAAAGTATGCACATAGACTTCGTGGCTTCACTTGCTATCCAGATGGTAGCAGGGGAGGTCAACCCCTTACGTCTGTGCCGTACAGTGAAGCAGTGTCTAAACTTGGTGAAGAGTTTGACGAGCATGTTGAAGCGCATGATATCTGCTCTATCAGCGGCACAGGAGGAAGCTGCGGTATCTAATTGGTACAGACAAAAGAAAAGGAAAAGCAATGAGCAAGGCTATCGGCACTACCACATGGAGACCCTCACCGAAGCACAAGAGGACTTCACAAGCAACCTTCAAGGCTAGTCATAAACGGTCTAGCACAAACAAACGCAATCGAAGTAAGCTGTATCGTGGGCAAGGCCGATGACTGAGGACATTGTAAAATCCTCTAGGCGCAAGAGCAAATACAAGAATGCGGAGGCAGAGGCGGCAGCTAGTGTTGTCGCCCTGCTTCCCATGAATGATAACCAGAAGTTGTACATTGATGCAATCAACAGCAATCAGCAAGTCATCGTGCTTGGCCCTAGTGGCACAGGCAAGACGTTCATTGCTGCTACTGCTGCGGCCAATGCCTACGCCAGACGGGAGATAGACAGGATCGTGGTAACACGTCCCAATGTAAGCGTCGGCAAAGACTTGGGTTATCTGCCCGGATCGCTGGAAGAGAAGTATGCGCCATGGGTGTTGCCTGTCTTTGAAGTGCTTGAGAAGCAGCTAGGAAAAGCTGTCGTAGAAACAGGAGTGAAGAATGGAAACATTGAGATGGCACCTCTTGCAACTATGCGTGGGCGCAGCTTCCGTGATGCCTTTGTAATCTTGGATGAAGCGCAGAACACTACCATCCATGAAATGAAAATGCTCTTGACACGGGTAGGTGAAAACTGTAAGATCATCCTCAATGGTGACATTCGCCAGAGTGATATCAAAGAGCAGAGCGGCCTGAGCAAAATCATGCACTTGGCAAAGAAGTATCACATGGATGTGCCAGTCATTGAGTTCACTGTTGACGATATCGTTCGCAGTGATATCTGCAAAGCGTGGGTGATTGCTTTCATGGAGGAAGGTCTGTAACATGAAGCCGTACGACAAAGGATACAAAGCGTTCTTCTATGGGGACTTCAACAACCCCTTCAACAAGGGCAGCTTTGAAAGCAAGGAGTGGGAGCGTGGCTTTAACGCAGCCTACTTCACAAACCAGCAGGCACTGAAGGACAACCATCATGAAGCTAGAGGATGAAGCTGAACAGTTTCGCTATGGCAAACACATGCAGTTCCTCAGTGGTGTAACAGACGATCTGGCAAAGATCGAAGCGCGAATACTGAAAGGTCTACATGATACAAAAGAGCGTGAACACGCCATGACAAAGCTATCAGAAGCATTCATGTGGATACGAAAATGTATTGACACGCACGGCATGAGGTAAAACAAAAAGGGGGCTGCATCACTGCGGCCCCCTCTGCTTTTGTATCAACGAGTGCTTCCTACACCCTTAGTGACACTCTCCATTTCATCATACAGTTGAAGCAGTTGCTGTATAGCCAGTGCTTTCTGCGGTATGTCTTTTTGTCGTTCAAGATATCGTTCAGCACTTGGGGCACCAAGCTTGTCTTGAATGAAGGCATTGATCTGCTCAACACTGTATTTGTTTCGCATGTTTTTGGTACGGATCAACAGATCATTACGCAGGTAGCCCATAGCTAGATTAGGCTGTTCATGTACCAACTGCTCAAACCGCAGTTTTGTATTCTCTTTCACAATGCTGACATGCTCTGCAATACGTGCTCTGAGGTTGATGGCCTTCAACTCGTCAGGGAGCATTGTGTATACATCTGAGTTGATGTATTCCTCCATTCTACCCGGAAGATTATACATGTCTTCCCTAGCCATGATGGCAAGCATAGCGTAATGAAGAGAAGGATTTGGAGCATTACGCTTTCCAAACAGCGTCCACTCTTCGATGTTCAGCCTAGCCAATTCTCTTTGCAAAGCACTAGGAGGCACGTTCGTGCGCAAGCCTGTTAGCTGTTTCATGAGTGGATTGATTTCCTGCACAGGGCGATTGTTAAACAGCCACCACAGAGGAAGATCACGCTTGCCGTCTAGGCTTTCAAACCACTGGTTTATGGCTATATCAGGCATGAACCTAGCAAAACGTTGTGCTGGTTCTGTCGTAATCTCAATAAGATCAAACAAGTTGATGGTGTCACCTTGAGTTGATCGAGTATACGGCTTGATAGAGTTACGAGGATCAAACTGTCCAAGAGCATCCCTGAATGCTGCAAGGGGATAGGTAAATCGAGCGGCTACATCACTAACACGATTTGCAACTTCCTCTGCAGTATAGCCAGATTCCCATGCCTGAGCAAGTCTGGTCCAGCTATTAAGCATACCGCTGCCCTCGAACATCAGACCCGTTCCGATAAGTGATTCTTCAATTTTAGCAAGATTATCAGGTGCTTTACCAATGGGAAGATCATTATTGTAGCGATACATCAGATCAGCAAACACATACATTGGCAGCAATGGCCCAAGGATGCGGTTTGTGTCAACTTCATTGCCTTCTTCGTCAATGAATGTACCAATCTTTGCATCAGCGCCCTGCTGCGCACGAATGCCATACAGAGCAGAGAAGATGCCAAGGCCAGTCATCTGTCTAGCAAGGCGAGTAGCCATGTCCTTGCCTTCCACACGCTGTCCCGTAGCCAACTCTCGTGCCATAGTCATAGCACCAACACCCGGCATATAGTCATGGAAGAACTCAAGATGGTTTGCTATGTAGCGAGGGAACGGTGTAAGGAGAGTAGAGACAGCAAAAGGTACACGCTGATGTGTTCTAAGAACCCAATTTGCTGCCTGTGCAAATGCTGTATCGCGTTCTTCATATCCTTTTTGGAAAGTGTAACGAAGGCTGTCATCAACCGCCTTTTTGACTATGTTTTCAGGCAAGTCGCTGAAGAGACCGCCTTTGCGAATGAAGTCTTCGATGTCAACACCAATGTTGGCGTCATTCAATTCACGCAGTGAGCGACTGACACTTGCAGTAAACACAGCACTCTTGAATGTGTTGTCAGATATTTGGTTCAACACGTTAAGGGCTGTTCCTGCTCGTGACAACAGACTAGTAGAATTGTTATCCAGTTCTACTTGTGACGTTTCCCTAAACAGTTTGTTAACCTGATTTGATCCTGTAGCCATAAGCTTCAGCACTTCAGTAACTTCCCTGTCAGTTGTCATGTATTTTAGGACATCAAGAGAGCCACGGAAAGGGTTGCGCCAATCGCCACGACCGCTATCACGAATGACATTGCTGAAGAAGTTGTCAACGGCATCAATGCCGATACGACCAAAGCCAAAGACAAAGTTAGCAGCAGTAGTAGCAGGCTGAACTGTCAGTGCAGCAATACCAAACTTGTCCAAGTCATTTGCAAAATTGAAAAGTTTGCTGTTGTTATTGGCACCACGTTTTGCAAAAGCACGAAGTTGGGCATCAGAGACAGTAACAAGATTGCGATTGAACAGATGACGAATAGCCATCAACGACTTTTCGTAGTCTGTCTGTGCTGCTTCAAGTCGCAGTTTCTTATCTGTAGATGAACCTTTTCCTGCTGCTTTACGCAACTGAGATGCAATCTGCAACGTCTTACCAGCGCGGGAGAACTCAGAAACAAACACGGCAGAGATTTCATCTGCAGTGAGACCGAGCCGTTTCTTGACATCAAGCAGAATCTGCTCACCATCATTACGATCAGCAATCAGTTGCGTGATACGAGTAGTTTTCAGATCATCAGCGGTGATGCCAAGTCTGTTAACAAGTTCAACGGATGCAGCAGCGACCTTCTGAAGCTGGTCAGGCGCAATGCCAAGCGACATGAAGTAAGGCAGATCATCTTTTGTGTAGCCTTCAAGTACAGCACTTTTTACGCGCTCGCCCAACTTAACCATCTCTCTGTCCAACGAAGGGCGAGTGTCGTACCTGTTGTAGCCTTTTCCTGTTGCAGCTTCAGCCAGCATGGATGCGTAATCAACAACGTTCTCAAGTGCAGCGTCAAGTACTTTGGAATCTTTGACCTGACTGATGGCTGCTGTAACTGTTCCTTGTGATGCAAACTGTCTGCGCATGGTCTCAGTAAATGCCTGCTCAATCAGATCAGCACCAACGTTCTTGCTTTTGGCTTGCAGAATACCACGAGTTGCACCACCAATGACGCCACCAAACAGGGCGCTTGCACCACCAGCAAACGCTACTTCGGCCATATCAACGTCATACTCAGAAACAGCTTCATCCCGTGTCTGCTGATTGATGAACTCCATGCTGGCACCAAGTGTTCCTTCAACAGCAGCAGCACGGGCAGCACCGATACGAACAGCCTGACCAACAGTCTGTCGCTTGATGCCAGACTTCAGGGCCTGTCTCATTGCAATCAGCGCACCTTCTTTGGCTGCCAGTGCAGTTACTTTAGCAGGCGCAGAGCCAAGACCAGCAGTCAACACAGACACTGCAGTAGATGGTGACACAAGAGTACCCATGAAATAGTCACCAAGGACACCCGCAGACATGTCTTCACCTTCAGACTCATCCCATGCAATCATGAGACGGCCAAAAGCATCCTTGCCTCTCTGAATGTTTGGATCGTTCAGTGTGTCTGACATGGCAAACTGAAGATCACGAACTGCAGTGGCTTCATTTGAGGATTGCCAGCGCATGTGAGTGAAGAACTCATCAGCCAAATCTTTAGGCTTCATGCTCTTGATCTTGTCTGCAGAATAGTTGTAACGACTGCTTTGGAAGAAGTCAACCAAATCCTGTTGAAACTCGGGTTCCTCAATGAAGTCGGACAGCGACTTGCCTCTGGTGCGTTCATAGTAGGGAAGATTGCTTTGCTGATCCATGATTCATCCAATTATCGAAAGGTAACACCTGTATTCCACGGAAGTTCGCCTCGTCTCGGTTCATCTTCTTCTTCTTCTTGTGGCAGGATACTACCACCCATGCGTCCTGTGCCGGGGCCGCGATAGATAAGACTTTCATCAACCGGGACAACACCAGCAGTAGGAACATTTGCGGCTGCTCCAACAGGCGGACTTATCTGCCGCGCAGCAGGAGGAGGAGGCGGTGCAGCGGGGATAGTTAGTGACAGGTTGTTAAGAGGCTCAATGAAGAAAGCCTCCCAAGTGCCGGGATCAGTGTAGTTAAGTTGATTTTGTGAGGTATATGCCGCCGTTTGTGAAAGAAAGTCTAACACTTTTCTGAATGCAATACGACTATCTTGATTTTGTGCTACCATATCCCCGTATGCTTTAGAAGCAGCCTGCCTTACCATTTCAACATAGGGTTTCAGTTGTGAATTTTTGATGATAAGTGAAGTCTGTCCTGTAATCTCGTCTGTGCGAGACTCAATAATATCACTTGGCAACACATTTGCAAGCGTTGCGTTAATTTGATTGATAATCGCACCATAATCACGTGGGGCACCACCAAAATCAAATTCATCTTGTGATTTACGAAAGATGCCACCACTGGACTTAGGAATAGCAGTTGCATCAGCCCCTTCTACGGGGCTGTCACCAAATGTCTTAATGGTGCCATCGTAATCCAGTTCACCTTTCAAGGCAGCGTCAAACACACTGTCAAACACACCAGATAGCACCACATTAGTAGCAACCTCAGCAGGAAGACCTGTTCTACCTACAAGGATAGCCACCTTCTGAGCCATATCGTCTAGACGCTTTTTCTCGTCAGCACGTGACTCGTAGTCAAATTGCAGTTCATACATCCTGCGCTGGCGATCAAAGAGCCGTTCTTCTTCACGGATTTGACGCTCTTCTTCTCGTTTGGCCTTGACTTGTTCAGCCTTGCCACTAAGAAACCCTGCCGCAGCAGCCAGAAATAGAGACATATCACATACCCCTGCTCATGAGGCCACGAGGTGCAGGAGTAGCAGCGGGCTGTTCCTCTTGCATCATAGGCTGTTCTTCGGTCATATCTTGAGGTTCAGTGGCAGCCATCTCAGCCATCATCTGCATACCTTTGTCACCTTCAAGGTTCTTTTGACGCATCTCTTCAATTTTCATCCGCAGACGTTTGCTCATCTTGTCTTGCTGACGTTTAGCCTTGACCTTATCAGGATCGTAGTTGTCAACATAAGAAATGCCAGCTTTGTCAGCCGCCGTACGAATGAACTCATGCACAACAGGCCCAATGAGAATGCCAGCATCAATACTATGCAATCCTTTTGACACACTGTTGGTAACTAGTGCGCCTGCAATAGCTTCAATCGGGATGTCCATTTCAACAAGGTCAAGGATGTCATCAATAGCATCAGGTTTGTTGAGACGCGACAGATAATGATCTGCAATCTCATTGATGTCTTCCATTTGCGGAGGACGTTCCCACGGATACTTTCCGGGTTCACTCGTAAGTGACTCACCGGGAATAGGTTTGTTGAACATCTGATTATTCTCCTGCAGGCCGAACAGTCATGTAAAGATTGGCTCTACGAATACGCTCATCCATGTTAGCATGTTTCTTGCTAGGCCGCAAGAACTCATTGGTAAAAATACGTGCTGCCTCTTCCGCACTGGTTACATTACGCAGCTTCTCAAGCACACGGCCTTCACGAGTGTTTTCCATTTCATATCTAAAGAACGCCATGTTACCTTCTCTGCTTCCAATGTCGAGTCCCTGTTCTTGTGCAAAACGCTCAAACTCTCTGCGTCTAGGTCCTGTCCACATAGCATAGCCAGTTCCACCACGAGAGCCTTTAACAAGAGGTTCAATCTCTTGCATATACTTGAACGCACCCGTCTCATAGTCAAAGCTACCAACGATGCCTGCTGCAGCTTCCCTGCTAAGACCATACTGCTGCATGATCTCTTCAACAAGCTGTTGCCCAAGGTTAGAACCATACACACGCTCTTTTACAGACTCAGGACGCCTCGGTGCAGGCTTAGCCATACCTTCCGGCTTAGGCTTACTTTCAGCTTCATTGGCTTTCCTGAGAGCCGTAATATATGTGGCGATACTTGTAAGATAAGGATCGGCTGCAGGCTCTTCAACACGCTCCCTGCTACGCTGCATGATACCACGAGATGTGCCCGGAGGAAGCAGCCTTTCAGGCGGGGTAGTAATCACATTAGGCGGCGGCTCTAGCGGCTCATTGTTGCCACCAAAGATGCCCTTTACTTTACGCATGATTTCTTGATACATGTTTGTGCTCTTTACAGTATTTGACCAAGACTGCTAAAAATGCTAGTCACGAGGGCTGTCTTCTCTTTGCTTCTTTGCAGTGCAGCTTCCGCTTCAGTTCCCATCTTTTGAATGAGCAGATTGGTGGCTCTATCTTCTGCATTCTCAGAAGCAGTAAAAGCAAACGACATTAGGTCACGCTCACGCTGCCACAAATTGTCTAGCGTAGTCTTTGTCATTTCAGTTGCAGCAAGTGCATTCTGCATGTTTGCTTGTTGCTGTGCTGCAAACTCAGTTGTAGCAATGTTCTGCCTCCACTGTGCATTGGACTGAGCAATCACGAGAGCGTTCTGTGCTTCAAAGATATCACGAGCATTCTGAATCTCAGTGTTGAAGCGGGCTATAGCGTTAGTTTCACCAATGTTGAACTGATTAATCGCATTCTTTTGTGCTGCATTGAATTGCGACACTTGAGCAACAAGGCTAGAATTGAACTGATCAACCTGCATCTGAGAAGACGCATTGAATTGCCTTGCAGCATTCTCAGAAGCAGCATCACTAAGAATAGCCTGAACACGAGCCTGCGTGTTGAACATTGTCATCTGCTGCTCATTGTTCAGATTAGTGAGGTCCATCTGAAGGAACGCTTGAGCATTCTGCACAGCGGCTTGCTGCCGATTGTTCAAGTTAGCCATATCCATATTAGCTATGGTAGCAGCATTTGCAAGCACAGCAGTATTCTTGGCACTCATTTCAGCAAGGCCAATAGTTTGCATCAACTGAGAGTTAGACAAAGCAGCTTGCTGCTGGGCATTGAACGTGATATTGGCAGCCTCAGCAAAGCGTTCAGCGTTTACGATGGCAGTCTGCTGTTTGTTCGTCAGTTCCTGCCCACGAATTGCAGCTTCAATCTGTACATTGGCAAGGGCAGTCTGTTGACGGTTAGACAGATTAGCTAGATCAACCTGCAGATTATTGGCGGTGTTGAACAGACGAGTCTGCTGCTCATTGCTAAGATCAATCTGCCGCTCTTCAACTGCATTGGCAATGTTGAAGATTGCAGTCTGCTGTTGATTGGTCATGGCCTGCTGCTTGAAAGCAACATCAGCAGCATACTGTTGAACAAACGCTTGCTGCTTGTTCGACAGATTGATATTGTTCACTTCCGCATAGCGGGATGCGTTAATGATAGCTGTCTGTTGCAGATTGTCAAGCACTTTGCCCTGAAGTGTAGCACGAAGTTGAGCATTGGCAAGATCAGACTGCTGCCTGTTAGACAGATTAGCCATATCGACTTCAAGTGCCTGTGCAGTCTTCAGCATCAGGCCCTGTTGCTCATTGTTAAGGTTGATGTCAGCAACTTGAGCAGCACGAGCAGCATTGAATAGAGCCGCCTGTTGGCGGTTATCCAGTGTTTTGCCTTCAAACACAGCACGAATGCTGGCATCTTGGACAAAAGCCTGCTGCTGATTGCTGAGGTTGATATTGTTGATTTCAGCGTATCGTGCAGCGTTAATCACAGCGGCTTGCTGCTGATTGTCCAGCACTTTACCTTGAAGCGTAGCGCGAAGTTGAGCGTTAGCCAACTCAGTTTGCTGACGGCTAGACAAGTTAGCCATGTCAACCTCAAGTGCCTGTGCAGTCTTAAGCATGGTGCTTTGCTGCTCATTGTTGAGGTTGATATCAGCGACTTGGGCCTGACGAGCAGCGTTAAACAGCACAGCCTGTTGGCGATTGTCCAGTGCTTTGCCTTCAAGCACAGCACGGATATTAGCGTCCTGCACAAAAGCTTGCTGCTGGTTATTCAGAGAGATATTGTTAGCTTCAGCGTAACGCGCCGCATTAATGACAGCAGCTTGTTGCTGATTGTCCAGAACCTTGCCCTGAAGAGCAGCACGAAGTTGAGCATTAGCGAGTTCCGTCTGCACACGAGTAGACTGGTTTTGCAGTTCTACCTGAAGATTTTCAGCAGAACGCTGAAGCAGAACCTGCTGTTGATTGCTGAGATTGATGTCATTGACTTGAGCAATACGAGCAGCATTGACTAGCGCAGTCTGGCTGCGAATGTCCATTGCACGACCTTCAAGGGCGGCACGTGCTTGTGCATCCTGCATGAAAGCCTGCTGTTGAGCACTAGCATTGAAGTTAGCTGCTTCAAACAGTTGCTGCGATTGTAGCACAGCCATCTGCTGCTCATTGGTGAGTTCTTGTCCTTTGAGTGCAGCACGAACTTGAAGATTGCTGAGTGCAACTTGCTGCCTGTTGTTAAGATTAGTAAGATCAACTTGCAGGTTTTGAGCAGAGTTCTGCAGTCGTGTTTGCTGCTCATTGTTGAGATTGATGTTATACGCCTCGGCATAACGGGCAGCATTGGCGACAGCGGCTTGTGCGTTTACAGAGATGACCTGATTTTGCAGTGCAGCCTTGAATTGTGCATTGGCAAGGACAACGGCTTGCTGATTGGATAGGTTTTGAGATTGCAGAGCAAAAGCATTGGCACTATTCTGAAGCGATGCTTGCTGCCTGTTGTTAAGATTGGACAGTTCCATGTTCTGCTGAGCAGCAGCATTAGCAAGAGCAACCTGTTGTCTATTGTTAAGGTTGGTAAGCTGCATCTGCATGAACACTTGTGCATCTTGAGCAGCAATAGGCATAGCCGATTCCATGGCTGCCTGCACGATTGCAGCACCAGCCATAGAGGATGCACCAAGACCACGAGCAGCCATTGCAGCATTGGCAGCGCGCATTGCACCAGCAGCCCACGCAGGAGTTCCATTATTGAACTGCTGCATGAGTTGAGACATCTGTCCTTGAATAGTAGACAGAGGCGACACTTCTCCTTGCTCAGCTTGAGCGAAGGCTGCCTGCGTAAAGGTGCCTTGTTGAGCCGTAGCAATAGCAGCGGCGTCAACTTGGCTCATGGTAGCAGCGACTGCTTCAATCGCCTTTTCAGCACCAATGATGTCACGCGCATTAACAAGCTGATCCGCACCAACAGTGCCTTGGGCTGCTTGAATGGTAGACTGCCATGAAGTAGACAGTGCCTCAGCCGTGGGAATCTCAGCCGCTTTAGCTGCATTAGCTACAGCAGTGGCTTGCAGTCGAGCAACTTCAGTGGGAGGCAGAGTATAGTAGTCTTGAGCAGTAACAAGTTCCCCTGCATCTACCCTGCCTTGGGCCGCCTGAAGGTTAGATACATACCCACTAGTAACAGTAGAAGCTTGGTCTGCTGTAAGGCCAATACCCTGAGCCGCCACTATTTCATTAGCGCCAACCGTTGCTGTAGCAAACTGCGTCTGAATGTCGTTGTATGTAGTCTGCGCTTGAGCAAGTTGTTCAGCGGCTATCTCGCCCCTAGCATACTTTGCCTGTGCTTCATACAGAGACTGCTGAGCAGTAGCCTGCGCTGCTTGAAGATTGCCGCCTTGTGCTTGCACAAGTTCGTTCGCAGTAGCAGCACCAAAGGCCACTTGCGTTTGAATGTTAGTATAGTTTGTTTGCGCTTGAGCGAGTTGATCGGCAGTCAGTTGACCTTTTGCAAATAGGGCCTGAGCCTGATACAAAGATTGCTGTGCAGTAGACTGCGCTGCCTGCATGTCGCCGCCATAGGCTTGCGCAAGTTCTTGTGCAGACACACTACGAGTGGCAAAGTCCATTGCGCCAAGCTGATACTGCGTGACAGCCTGCGCTTGAGGCGTAGGCGTGGTAAAGCGAGCAGCCTCAGCGGTAGGCGCTTGTCCTAGAAACTGTTGAACTTGCGCTTGAGGAATGTTGAGGGCAGTCGCAGCCTGTGCAAGCTGTTCAGGAGTAACTTGAAGTTGACCCGACTGGACCTGCTGGATGTACTGCGGAGACACACCAATAGCCTGAGCAATAGCGCCAGCAGACAGTGCCCCCTGAGCAGGAGTGATCTGTGCTTGTGGAGACACAGCGCCTTGGGCAGCTTGTGCTCCTGCAACAGCACCAGCAACACCCGGAGCAGCAGCGAGAGATTGAAACGACACAGCCTGAGAGGGAGGCGGTGCAATAGTTGTTTCAGCACCCATCATGGTGGTAGTTGGAGTAGTGGGAGCAGCACCAACGGCACCTGTTCCGGGGGCAATCTCACCGCCAGTAGGAGCCATTGTAGGGGCAGTTGCAGGAGTAATAGTGCCTTGCGGACCAGTGTATACAGAAGTAAGAAGTTGCTGTTGTCCTTGCCTGATGGTATCAACATTAGGCTGCGTAGCAGTGGTAGTGGTAGGCTGCGTAGCAGTGGTAGTGGTAGGCTGCGTAGCAGTGGTAGTGGTAGGCTGCGTAGCAGTGGTAGTGGTAGGCTGCGTAGCAGTGGTAGGCTCTTGGTCTCTTCCAATTAAGCCAGAAGCAGCCACAACAGGCTGCGTAGCAGTGGTGGTGGTAGGCTGCGTAGCAGTGGTAGTGGTAGGCTGCGTAGCAGTGGTAGTGGTAGGCTGCGTAGCAGTGGTAGTGGTAGGCTGCGTAGCAGTGGTAGTGGTAGGCTGCGTAGCAGTGGTAGTGGTAGGCTGCGTAGCAGTAACAGGTTCTTGGTCTCTTCCAATTAAACCAGACGCAGCTACAGCGGGCTGCCTAGCAGTGGTAGTCGTAGGCTGCGTAGCAGTGACAGGCTGAGACGCAGCAGCAATCAGTCTCCGCATCTCCGCTTGCACTGCATTTTTATCCGTAGACTGAGCACTAACAGCTTTACCCGTGTTCAAATCCTTGATGTAATACAAAGGATCATCGTCACGTCTAGGCATAGTGACAACAGTATAATTAGGCTTGACAACACCACCTTGCTGCATACCCATGGCAGCAGCGGGAGGAACTGCTTTGGCTGCAGGCTGACCAGCAATCATGCGCTGTGCTGTAGCAGAATATTTGCCCATCTTTGCAGCAGCCGCTGGATTGGCTGCCATGAACTGTTGCATGGCTTTCGGATCAGCGGGACCATGATAGCCCATCTTCTGCAGCAGCACCGCAGTCTGTTGAGGCGTAAAGCCTGCAAATTGCTTAGCCATGTTTTTTACCTTACTTTTCAGCCTGTTGCTTCATCATCTGCTCGACGTACTGCCGAATAGCCTTAATGTTTTCATCAATGCGAGCCATAGCTACAGCTTGATCTTGTACACTTTTCTCAAGATTGCTTGTACGAGTGTCAAGCCTTACGATTTCCATAGCGTTATGGTCAATGCTGCTGCTCATATTGCTGACAGTCCACACAATAGCTGCAGCTTGAATGACAAGCGCAAAAATCAGCGAGATTGGGACGCTTTTGCTTAGATGCCATGATTCACGTTGTTCTGCCATATTGTAGCCTCATTGTGTAGGATTGTCAAGTAAAGGAAGAGCAAAAAAGGTTCTTGCATCTGATTCACTGTCAAACCAGTACCACCCTGCAACGGGATAGTTGTAAGAAGTGTGCTCGTCACGCAAGAGTTCTATGTCCGCTCCCATCACCGTATTGGGGCCGTAGAGCAGTTGATCGTTATCAATCTTGTAAAAGCCGCTTGTATCCACATCATTCTCCATCAGAATGTTACCGCCCATCCTTTGAGCATTGCTGCCGACGCATCAAGGTCACGGAAGGTAAGTGTTTGCGTCCCGGTGGAAGCCAGTGGCGTATCAATCGTGACACTTGTGTTGGTAGTCACGCCAGTCACAAAAGACGGATACCGCAGCGTCATGTTGCCACCAGTGCCTGTCAGATCAATGGCAGCACCGCCAACTGTCAAGGAAATCTGGAAGTCATCTGTGTTGGCGTTGACGACATAGTAGATCACTCCGTTGCTGACGCCTGTGGTGGAGCCAAGGGATGAAAAAGAAACGGGCGTGTCGTTGGGAAGCCCGTGAGCAGTAAGCGTAAGGGTATTGGCAGATACGTCAGATACCACTGTCCTGCCTGTCGTGATGCCCGTTCCAGTACCCGTGACATACATACCTGTCGTCACGCCGGATGTGTCAGCCATTGTGATCGTGGTCGAACCAGCCGTCAGTGACAGGCTGGCCTTGGATGTATTCGTGCCCACGCCATAGTTGTTTGTGACAGTTATGGTCTGAGACGAGCCGAAGGTGCCGGAACCGAAGGTGCCAAGGTTGTCGAATACTTCTTCTATACGGGCCTTTGACAGCTTGCAGCTAGCGATGCTGACAGTAAACTTTAAGCCTGTCGCCTTGATCGACGAAACACTTTGACAACCGGAGAACGTAGAAGAAAAATTACCAGACGTAACGGCAGTAGCGTTTAGCGCAGGAACAACCGCCAATGAAACACAGTTATTAAACAGTGACTGCATATCCGTTACTGACGCCGCGTTGAGTAGGGGCATTGTTGTCAAGCTAAAACATCCGCTGAACATGCCGTTCATGCTTGTCACTGATGCTGTGTTAAACGGGGGAACCGCTATCAGTGAGTTGCAATTAACAAACATACCGCTCATGTTCGTAACTGACGCTGTGTTGAACAGCGGCACTGTTATGAGAACGCGGCAGGCTCCAAACATACTGCTCATGTTCGTAACTGACGCTGTGTTGAACAAAGGCACTGTTGTCAAAACTTGGCAGTTGTTAAACATACTGCTCATGTTCGTAACTGACGCTGTGTTGAACAAAGGCACTGTTGTCAAAACTTGGCAGGTTGCAAACATACTGCTCATGTTCGTAACTGACGCTGTGTTGAGTAGTGGTACTTTTGTCAGTGCGTTGCAGGTATTGAACATATTGCTCATGTTCGTAACTGACGCTGTGTTAAACAGAGGTACTGTTGTCAGTGAAAAGCAGGCATTGAACATAAAACTCATGTTCGTCACTGACGCTGTGTTGAATAAAGGTGTTGTTGTCAGCGCGCGACAGGTAGTGAACATAAAACTCATGTTCGTCACTGACGCTGTGTTGAATTGAGGCACTGTTGCTAGTGAGTCACAGCTATCAAACATGCTGCTCATGTTCGTAACTGACGCCGTGTCGAATAGAGATACTTTTGTCAATGAGGTACAGTTAGTGAATAGATTTTGCATACTAGTACCACGAATCGCGGTTCCAGTTCCGTTTGTCGTGAGTGCGACCGCAGAACCTCCGTAACTAGTTGCTACTTGAAAATCGTTGGCATTGGCGTTTATGACAAAATAGCGTGTATCAGCCGTGATGCCAGTTGTTGTGTTGACGGCTGAGAAAACAACGCTGTCCCCGTTACGAAAACCATGAGCAGTTGCCCCGACAAGATCACCAGCGTCGGTAAATGTCACAGCAATGTTCAAAGCAGCCGCAGTCGTGCTCGTTGCAATATCAACAATATATTGTAGCGAGCGGCAGTTTCTAAATAATTGCTCAAGCTGACGACAGTCAGTCCGAACAAGATTAACTTGCTCAAGATAGTTGAAGTTGATTGTCTGCGTAGTCGCTCCGGGAGTTTGAACACCCACGCGAACATCGGTCAAGTTTGCCCCAGCCACCGCAATATCAAGAAAGCCGCTTGTGTACTGTTGAAGCCCCGTCTGGTTGTGCTTTTGATGCAGGTTAAGCTGCGTCAAAGACTGTCCAGCTTGGGGATAGACCTGAACGATGACCTGCTTGTAGGGAAGAAGCGTGGCGCTGCCGTCATTTGTCAGAGCAACTGCCGATCCTCCTTCTGTCTCCGAAACTTGGAATGTGTCAGCCGCAGCGTTAATGACGTAGTATGACTGCGCCTCGTTCAGACCCGTGGTCGTTACGATGTTGTAAAACGAAACACGATTGCCGTTGCTATACCCATGCGCCGTTCGGTTGACTGTATCAGTCGAAGCGGTGAACGTGACGGGAGCGTTGGTGTTGACAAGGTCGGCATCCGCAAAGTCGTACTCTTTGTACGCCACGACACCGGAGGAGAAATCCTGCGTCGCGCTGCCATCCCCCCAATCTACCGTGTAGTTTCCCGCCGCTGAAAGGGCCAAAAAGTTTGCATCAGGCCACACGGCGTGAAGGCCAACGAACTTTTCATCACTTGTGCCCGGAGGAGTGAGCGTCAGCCAAGACGGGTTGCGAACCCAAGCAGCGCCGCTCGATGTGTCACTGACAGTTGGAACAGGCGCTCTAAGAACACGGTCGCTAAGGTCGCGCGTGTTCGCAAGAGGATTAGCGCCAGTGAGTGCAATCGACATCAGGTGATCTCCGAGCCAAACAGATTGAACGACACATCTGCCGTGGCTGCGCGGATAGTTACAACATCCGTCGCGGCGAGAGTGACGCCAAGCGTCAGCATGACACTGTCGTACTGGTTGAGAGATGACTCGTAGACAATGTAGTGCTTGTCCTCAATCGACGCACCAGCAGGCCGGATTGCCACACGGTATGTAGTAGAAACACCAAGGTTGCAGATCGTGAGAGTGCTGCACACCGCTGAGGTTGCAGCCGGGACCGTGTAGAGGGTTGTGTCAGAAGCTGCGGACGGATGCGCCTGTCCGAGCACTTTGTAGGCTGTAGGCATATTATGCTCCCATCAACATAAATACTTGTTCAAAGCCGCCACCGCCACTTGCAGTGGTAAACGAAAGATTACCTGAACCATCTGTAGAAAGAACTTGACCGCTTGTACCATCTGCAGCAGGAAATGTCAAGGTATAACTGCTACTAATGACTCCGGGAGCCTGTAGAGCAACGTACTGCCCACCAGTAGTATCCTGCAGTCGCAGATCACCAGTGCCTGTAATGTCTACTTGACCAGCAGTAATACTGTTAAATGTAGGATCAGTTACGTTAAAAGCAGTAGCACTCCACGCTGCACCTGTCCAGATAAACAAAGTGTTATTATTGCTATTCCAATATAGCGCACCTGTCAGCAGAGCATTGCCATCGTTATCAAGAGAAGGCGGTGACGCTTTAGCACCAAGATAGCGGTCATCAAAGCTGTCAAACGAAGCAGCAGCACTGTTGGCACTAGACAGGGCACTGGAAGCTGAACCTGCAGCATTGGTTTCACTGACAGCCGCAGCCGCAGCACTGGCAGCAGCAGCGGTAGCAGAACCGAGGATGCTGTCCACATACGCCTTACGAGTCAGATCATCATCAGTGGTAGGCGTAGCAGTAGATGTAACCTTGTTGGCACCCATGACAATGTTACCCGTCATGGTTCCACCAGACAGGTTAAGCTTCAATGCATCAGCATCGTCTACATATTTCTTGGTAGCAGCATCTTGGTTAGCCGTGGGATCGCCCATGCCCGTAATCTTGTTAGTCCCCATGGCAATGGCACCCGACATGGTACCACCAGTGAGGCTAAGTTTCAATGCATCTTGCGTATCAACGTATCCCTTACGGGTAAGCGTATCATTGGTAGCAGGAGCGGCAGTAGAAGTTACGGCATTGCTTCCCATCGTGATGTCACCAGTCATGGTGCCGCCAGACAGATTAAGCTTCAGCGCATCTTGCGTATCAACATAACCTTTACGTGTAAGAGTGTCATCTGTAGCAGGCGTAGCTGTCGAAGTTACAGCATTGCTACCCATCGTGATGTTACCAGTCATGGTACCACCAGACAGATTCAACTTCAGCGCATCTTGAGTGTCAACATAGCCTTTACGAGTAAGCGTATCATCCGTTGCAGGAGTAGCCGTGCTAGTGACTTTGTTGCTTCCCATAACGATGTCGCCTGTCATGGTACCACCAGACAGGTTCAGTTTAGTAGCAAGACTGTTTGTAATCGTGGTGGAGAAGTTGGCATCATCGCCAAGAGCAGCAGCAAGTTCATTCAGCGTATCAAGAGCGCCCGGAGCAGAATCAATCAAGTTACTGACTTGCGTATCCACATAGCCCTTGGTAGCAGCGTCACCAGAAGCAGTTGGAGTACCAAGACCAGTGATCTTGTTGCTGCCCATAGCGATAGCACCACTCATCGTGCCGCCAGACAGATTAAGCTTAAGGTTGTCAGCGGTATCAACATAGGATTTGGTGGTGGCGTCACCAGATGCAGTGGGCGTTCCAAGGCCAGTTACCTTGTTGTTACCCATTGCAAGATTGCCTGACATGGTTCCGCCAGACAGGTTGAGTTTGAGATTGTCAGCAGTGTCAACGTAATCTTTGGTAGCGGCGTCAGCCGAAGACGTAGGCGTTCCAAGGCCCGTGATCTTGTTACTGCCCATGGCGATAGCACCGCTCATGGTACCACCAGACAGGTTCAGCTTGAGTGCGTCAGCAGTATCAACATACGTCTTGGTGGCAGCGTCTGTGGCGTTGGAAGGCGCAGACAGTCCAGTAATGGTACCAGCAGTACCAGAAGACATGTCAAGGGTGCCGTTGATGGTGACGTTGTTGAACGTAGAAGAACCAGACGATGCAGTTACGTTACCCGTCAGGTTGCCAGTAACGTTACCAGTTACATCGCCCGTAATGTTACCCGTGATATTACCAGTCACGTTACCAGTAAGCGTACCACTGAATCCAGTAGTAGCAGTAATCAGCGTACCAGTGATAGCTTGAGCAGATGCAGCGCCAATGACAGCACCATCAACAGTGCCACCATTGATATCCACCGATGCAAGTGTGGACAGACCCGTGACATTAAGAGTGCCAGCAATCGTGGCATTTTCATCGACAGTCAGCGTGTCAACTTTTGCAGTGCCGTCGATATACAGGTCTTTGAACTCGATGGAAGACGAACCAAGATCAATATCATTGTCTACAACAGGAAGGATTACACCATCCTGAACACGAAACTGTTCTGCAGCAGCACTGGATACTTCAACGTAAAAGCGAATACGATTGTTTGTCGTATCCGTTTCAACTTTGTTACGAGCATCAAGGTCAGCGATAAGTGGGACATAGGAGCCTTGATCAGCCGAGCCATCGTGCTTGTGTCCAGTAACACCCGTGGTACTAAACTCAAATGCATCACGGAGAGCGTTAAACTCCGTGTTCAGCGGAGACGCACGAACAACTGCGGTAGGGATGATGTCTGCGGATGACTGTCTAGTGTAGCCGCTCATGTATTATCTCCTGTCAGCCAGACCATACGTAACAGTAAGTGCTTGAATTGTATGGCTAGGTGTAGAATTGTTTGTCACATAGGATACTGAAATTGAGTCGCCTGATCCTGCAATATTTGTCTTACGAACAGGAGTAGGGTTGCCATCGTAAATATCTGTAGAGTCAAATATAGCAATGCCGTAAAGTGCAGCAGCGCCTGCAGTAGTGAAACTGAAGTTGCTGGGGATCAGAATGGTCGAGTCACCGTAGTTAAAGTTGATACCAACAGTAACAGTAGTCTCGCCTTCAGCAAGCATGTATGTCTTCAGCGTGTAGAACACTTTGCGGAGTTCAGGATCATCCATGTAGAAATAGGGTGTCTGATATAGACTGAAAATGTCTTCTCCATCAAACGTGTAGCCACGTTCTTGACGATGAACTTTACCACCAGCATCTCCGTGAATCACGTATTCAAACTGACCAATGTATCCACTGTCAACACAAGTGATTCCTATTCCTGTTAGCTGGCTGTATTCAAACGGAGACTGTGCAGAAGAACTCTGTCTGATTGCGCCAATGAGAGATAGCGCCTCAGCATTCTCAAAAAACAGCCTGAACTGAGACTTCTTACGCAGCACAACAGTTTTGACTGTAGACAAATCTTCAGTACGAGCATACAGTTCAAACAGGTCTTGAACTTCTCGGGAAACAGTTTCAAGTTCAACGTCACCAATCTTGGACGTACCAGACACAGGACGAATGCCATCAGGACCAAGAAACAGAATGTCTCCACCAAACTCCATCACACTGTCACTGGCAAGGCAGCCCAAGTCAGACGTAACTTGTTGAAGCACAAAGTTACCGATATCCGTTCCTACAAGGCGTTTAATCTCTCGCTGACCAAAGATGTAAAGCTGATCACGGAAAGCCTTGATCTGAACAATAGAAAAGCCTACATTGATTACACCAGCGCCACTGGCAGGACTAAAGTCGGTCTCATCAAGAGGGGCAGAGAAGTATAGATTGTATGGAGCAGTCCCTTGTCCAGCGAGGAACAGATGATTTGCAAATGCTGCAGCATACTTGGGGGCAGTAGGAGCATTTGAATGAGTAATCTGAGTGTAGGTGGTTCCATCATACTTTGCAGCAGGATTGACACCATCAGTCAGAACAAGAATTTCAGTAGTCCAGTTGTAACTTGTGAAGCGCACAACTGAAACACCATTCATGGTTGGTGAGCCAGCAGTAGTAACAGCCGTCCAACCAATGACTGTGGGCGTAGCAGTGACAGTGCTGCTGAAGGTAGAGGTTACACCTGTGATGACATTATTGGTTGCAAACACAGCAGTAGGAATGCGACCGAAGTCAACCGTGAGACTATCTGCTGCTTTCGCTTTGACTACACCAGTCACAGCAGTAGGCGTGGAGTCTCCTGAACTGACGACAGCAGTCAGTGTCTCACCTACAGTAAAACTAGTGCCAGTGCCAGCAGTGACAGATACAGTGTAATAGTG